ATGACACTGGACCAATTGCTTGACCAGGCAAAACAGCAGCGCAAATTACGGGAATCCACCATTGCCAGTTACAGAAAACTGCTGGTCAGGATCGCTGTGACCAACGACTCTCTGTCAGAAGAAGAGTTGGAATCAAGGCTCTTGATGGTGCAGAACGTCAATACACGCAGAGCCACAGTCGTAGCCATTCGTGCTGTGCTAGGTGTCAAAATCAAAGTGCCACAGGGAATTCCACGACACTATGACCTTCCGTCAGAGGATCAACTGAGGTTTGCTCTGATGCAATGCAGGTACGAGACCAGAGGCTTGCTGATGATGTACGCAGGTTTACGCATAGGTGAAGCATGTGCCGTGTCTGGCAGTCAGTTGTCTGGTGACCGACTGCTGATCGATCGTCAGGTCTTGGAGTACACCGATCAAGGTCAACATTTCGTCCGTCTGGCACCGGTGAAGTCTGGCTACGGGCACGTGGTGATCCCTGAGTGGTTGATCCCCAGAGTTGAAGCACTCGATGAGACAGACATACCGGGGCATGTACGTTCTGCCTTCTGGCACTGGGGACGTAGGCATGGGATCAAGTTAAATCCACACTCGTTACGTCATTGGCACGCTACTTGGTTACTTAACAGAGGTGTGAACATCGTGGCTGTAAGCAAACAACTAAGACATAGTGACCCTTCAATTACTATGAGGGCTTACATTCATACTACTGATGATGACATTCGAGGTGCTTTCTAGTACACTCAGGACAACACTACTTAAAGGAGAATTGAAATGGCTAAACAGACTGTGACTGTTACAACTGTATTGGATGACTTCGACGGAACGGAGTTACCTGAAGAAACTGAACCTGTACTGCTTGCATACTCCGGTACTACCTACCGTCTGTACTTGAGTGATGCCAACAAGAAGAAACTTGATGTTGCTTTGGACAAGTTCATCAAGGATGCAGAGACAGTGACTTCATTCAATGTCAGTAGCACTGGAGTTGGTGCTAAGTCGATCGCTCAGGTTGAAGCAGAACAGAAGGGGCACACCTTCAAAGAGGTCAAGAAATGGGCTTTGGAACAGGGAACCTACAAGACTGCCAAGGGTGAACCGATCAGTCCTACTGCTCCCAGGTTGTCTGAGGAAATTTGGACTGACTTCTTGGAGAAGCACAAGTAGTACCAGTACTCAGAAGAAGGGCATTACTACTTCGGTGGTGGTGCTCTTCTTCTGATTTTAGTTGGTGGTTCCTTTTGCCCTACTTTTTCGTTGTACTATGTGTAATTGTGTTGGGGGATTATTAGTAATACAGTGTTAAAATAGAAGTACTCTAGGAAAGGAGTAACTATGTAAATGGTAGAAGTAGTAGTAGCATTGATAAGTCTATTAGGTGTACTAGCAGTAGAATACTTAAGAAGAGCAAGCAACAAGAGAAAAGAAGCACAGGAAGAACTGCTATTGGAAATACGTGAACTGAAGCAGCAAGTAGTACACCTTCAGGAATCACTTGATGAATGGAAGTCTAAGTATTACCTTCTTCTTTTGGAAATGACCAAGGAAGAGCAGTAAGGCAAATCATGTGCTATAATAATCAAGTAAGAAAAAGCAACTCGTGTGAGAGCGAAGGAGTTAGACAACTTACCCACTGACTTTCTGTAGTAAGAAAAAAACTAAGAAGCAGTGCTTGAACTCTCACTCAGGCATTGCTTCTTTTTTGCTAATTACTACAGAGAGAAGTGTTATTAAATGATTGATCAGAAAGAAGAAGACTGGGGTTGGACTTGGAGTGCTACCGGTTCTTGCCCTGTTTGCTTGTTCGTTGTTTGTCAGTGTTCTACTGCTGTTGCTTCTATTGTTCTTGACTCATTGTTAGTAGGAATAGTATTCCCGGAACTCATTACATGTTATACAACGAAAAACAAGCACAAAAAGAACCACCAACTAGAACAGCATGAACTAGAGCAACTAGAGAACGAAGAAAATGACTCGATGGATAGAAGAGTCATCCAAAAGAAGAACGGCAACGTCACAACCAAGTGGTCTACCTCAGGACAACTAACCACAGTAAAGACCGGTGCAGACTGGATCATGTACCCGGAAGACAAGTCTGATTTAGACGTGTTCATGTCAGAGGTAAGAGCATGGGCTTCAAAACTGCCGGAGGATACAGAGGAAGTATTCTCTGAGGCAATGGTTAAGTATTCAGAACTACTTCTGAGTCATCCAGGCAAGGAAGCAAAGTACTACATGCAGGCAATAAAGAACAATCAAATAGACAGAGGTCGAAAAAGAAGAGTAGAGACAGTACCTATGAACTACTCAGACGAAGGTGAAATGCAGGAAACCAAGGGTTCGTATGACAACTACGCCTACGAAGTGACTGATTGGTTCTCTGAGTTGACAAGGTACGGACAAGAAGCAATACAAGAGTCCTTCCAGTTCATAATGGATAACCCTGATAAGCCATTGCCTAAACGTATTAAGAGAAGGCTTAACAAAATTGAATCACGTCCAGTACTTAATTAACATGCTATAATAATACTAAGCCTAAAGGCTATACAAGGAGGAGCAACAAATGAACTACACAGACGGATACTTTCTAAGACAAGACTTGGATAAGGCGAACAACTGGTTGAAAAAGAAGGCGGAAGCAGCGAAGGCCGACAAGGCTAAACGTAAAGCAGAAAAGAAAGCGAGGAAGCATACATGAACAAGTCTCCAAAAAACATGACAATTGAAGAGTTAACATCAACTATTCAGTACTTGAAGGATTTAAAAGCGCAACGAATTGCAGAGAAGCAAAGCCTAGTTGATGCAATGGAAGAACTAGAAGAAGCAATTAATGATACAATAGAGAAGTAAAGTTCCTTCTTTCATTTTGTTACACAGAACCACCTGGTTACTCATTCCAGGTGGTTCTTTTTATGCATTAGTCAACGCGCATAAAGTATTATTATGTGCTATAATAATTAAAGCACATAGAGAGAAAGGAACTTTTCGAAATGTGACTTTAAAACGAAAGCAGTGAATAATGAGTGATTATCAAACTAACAAACGAGGAAATGGATTTTATAACCAAGGTAGGAACTCTTCGTACTGAAGAGAATAAGAACAAGCACGACATAGCGGACTACAATAAGAACGCTATGAAAATGACCAGCAAGCAGGCAAACTGTCTAGGAGTAATGGGTGAAGCAGGGCTAGTGAAGGCTCTGGGCTACGACTTAACTTCAACTCCTCTACACATTTGGCCTTCTTTCTACATGAGTCAGCATCACGGACTCTATGCCGGTGCTGATGTTAAGCATGACGGCAAGAACTTTGAAGTCCGTAGAGTCAATAAAAGAGAGAACCCTTTGGCGATTAGACTGAAGGACATTGAAGAAGGTGCTAGCAACGTCAAGGTGTTTATTGATTACACCTTCGATGAGAAGCAGTCCAAGGTCATCATCAACTCCCGTAGTGTCGAAATCGTTGGATGGATCGACGCAGCAGAAGGTTGGGAAAAGGGTACTAGTCCTTGGTGGGCTACTAAGTCAGACTCAGCAAGAGTTGTTGACGATGCTGACCTGTACTCTATCGATGCTCTATTTGGGGCTGTTGCAGCATGAATAAGACTGACCTAGAAATGCTAGCGATGATTGTAAGTCGTTGTGATGAATCGATGACCCGCATAGTGGAAACCCTCGAATCAATCGATAGGGCACAAGAGCGTATTGCTGAATTGCTCGGCGGTGATGAGGATGAGTAACTACGCAGAAAAGCGTTTCGAGTACAACGAGTACTTGGCCAGGCTGGATAAAGAACAACTCATTTGGATTATCAACAAGTGGATGGATACATCAGAGGATGATGACTTAGAAGACTTCGACTCAGAAGAAGAGTTGCAGGAAATTATTGAAATTGCGACGGAAGGAGGAGAGCAAGAATGAAACAATGTACACATTGCGGAGACTGGTTTAATGCCTCTGAGTATTATAAACAGTCATCCGCAAAGGATGGGTTAGACCCGTATCACAAGGAATGTAGACAGACCAAGAACAGAGACTATGCCCTGAATAACAGGCAGAACCTGAACGAGTATTACAGACAGTACTATCAGAAGAACAAAGAGCGCATTCTAGCAAATAGAAATTCAAGAAAGCAAGTATAATTGAAGTAACCACGGTGGACAACGAAAGGGTGTCAGTGGGTTAAGGCAAGTAAATGACAATAGCAACAAAGAAGAACCTTGTTATGGACAAGGGTGCAACATTCAAACAACTATTTAGGTACGTCGGCAGCGATAACGTACCTGTTGATTTAACAGGGTGGACTGCGACCTTCAAGGTATACAAACTAGCAGACGAAGAAGACCTTATTACGAGTGCAGTATGCACTGTTGATGCTGACGGATGGATTACAGCAAACATCACTGATGAGGTTTCGAGCACTCTCACTAGGGGCAAGAAGGCATACGGGCTTGAAGTAACTAATCCTGAGGGTGAACTCTTCCGTCTGCTGTTCGGGCAACTTGAAGTACGTGGTGTCTCGAATGTCTGATGAAATTCAGGTGTTCTCAGAACCACCAGTAGTGCAAATTGTTGATGGGGTAGAGGTCTACGTCATTGACGGCACAACCACTGTGGAAGTCCTGGACCGCAGAAACATCGTTCGTATCGGCAACCCTGGACCTACTGGAGAACAAGGTCCGTCAGGTCCACAGGGAGAACCTGGACCACAAGGACCAAGGGGAGAACAAGGTCCACAGGGTCCACAAGGCCCACAGGGCTTACAGGGCTTACAGGGCGACACAGGTCTACAGGGACTTCCGGGTGAACCGGGAGAACAGGGTCCTATCGGGGCTACGGGACCACAAGGAATACAAGGCCCGCAGGGTGTACCTGGTGCTGACTCCGTTGTTCCTGGACCTCAGGGACCAAAGGGAGACGTTGGGGCACAAGGTATTCCGGGACTTCCAGGAGAAACCGGAGCAGTAGGACCAAAGGGTGAGCAAGGTGAGCCAGGCCCTCAGGGCTTACAAGGCGAAACAGGACCAACAGGAACAGCCGGCCCCAAAGGTGACACCGGAGAACCAGGACCCCAGGGACTTCAAGGGCTTCAAGGTTTACAGGGTGACACCGGACCACAGGGAGACACAGGACCAATCGGCTTGCCAGGAGAGCAAGGAGAACCTGGACCGCAGGGCATTCGAGGTCTAACTGGTGAAACTGGTCCAGCAGGACCTAAGGGCGATACGGGCAGTCCGGGAGCGACAGGGGAACAAGGCATACAAGGCCCCATAGGCCCGAAGGGCGATCAAGGTGACACTGGCCCTCAGGGCTTGCAGGGAATCCAAGGTCTATCGGGTGTTGACGGACAGGATGGAGCACAAGGACCGCAGGGTGATCAGGGCATACCTGGACCACAAGGTCTACAAGGCATTCAGGGACTTACCGGAGCAAAAGGTGATACTGGTGAGCAAGGTCCGCAAGGTATCAAGGGCGATACAGGCTTACCTGGTGCTGATTCAACCGTTCCAGGACCGAAGGGCGATCAAGGAGACACAGGACCACAGGGTGTCCCAGGTGAGCAAGGCATTCAAGGCATCCAAGGTGTTCAAGGACCGAAGGGTGATACCGGTGATGTAGGACCAGCCGGTACGACAACTTGGGCTGGTATCACTGATAAGCCGTCTACATTCACTCCGTCAACTCACACTCATAGCATTAGTCAAGTAACCGACTTGCAGACAGAGTTGAATGGAAAAGCGTCATTAACAGGAGCGGTCTTCACTGGTCCTGTGACGGTTCCAGGTACTCCTACCGTGAGTACTGATGCAGCCAGCAAGGGTTACGTTGATTCATTGACAGCGAAGCCAACCAGCGCACTTCTTATCAGAAATAGCACTTTCACTGTTGCCAATACTGTCAGCACGTATGTCACGTTCAATGCTTCTCCATCGTGGAGTTTTGGAATGACCTATGACACCACAGGAATCACAGTGTCTACGAGTGGTTTGTACTGGCTTGAAGGGCTATTTCCTTGGCCTTTCTACAACGGTGGCACTCGATACATGAGCCTGATCATTTGGCGTTCCGGTGTTGCAAACAACAGGGCAGTAACACAGGAGTTGTATGCCCCTGGTGCCAACTTCGTGAACAGTTGGACAGGAATGCACTACTTACAGGCGGGCGACAAAGTAAGGATGATGGTTGAACATAATGCAGGAGTAAACCTGAGTGCTGGTTACCACAGCAACACGCTGATTCCAGCAAAATTAGGTGTGACATGGGTGAGAACAAACTCATGATCACGGAAAGGATAGACAATGACAATTAAGGAGACAGCATACAATCCACTGCCACATAGACACGCCGTATTCGATGTGATCGACCTGGACAAGGAATTGTATGGAGAAGCAGGTAGAACAAAGGCACCAGTGATCGATTTCCAGTATTCAGGATCCTTCGGTATTGGAGCAGCAACAGACACAGCAGCCGGTGGAGGATTCAGCCCCTCTGTTGACACAGCAGCAATGTGGGGCGGAGCAGGTGACACCACCAAGGCCAGAGTAACTATTCCTGTCACAGGACGTTACGAGGTCGATTGGCAATTCTATGTTGACGGTATAGGTGCAGGAGTATGTACCGCTAACGTGCTCATGAACGGCACATCAGTAACCAGCAACGCGATTGCATCAGCACAGGGTGCAGGAAATGGTTGGGCAGGACCTCACGCACATGTGAGCAGAGTCTTCAATAAGAACGACATTCTGTACTTCTACATGTGGACCCCAGTTGCGGGATCAGTACGAGGTACATGGTTCGGAGGGTCTAGAACCAGGGGAGTAGTTCGCTACGTGGGTCCAACATGAGCGTACATAGCAGTAGGGGCAAAGAGTGGAACAAACTCAGACAAATACAACTTGCTAATTACAACTACGAATGTGTTGGTCTATTTCCGGCGGTGTGTGAAGTGACAGAGAACCTTCAATTAGACCACATACTAGCCAAATCAAAGGGTGGAGAAGACACCTTAGAAAACACAAGAATTCTCTGTAGAGCATGTAATAGCAAGAAAGGTGATAGGGATGACGCCAAGCAAAAGGCATGGTGGAGTCCAAAGTATTATGAGCAGGGTAAATCAATTAGACGCCCTGGTACGTAATTTAAGCCGGTGGGTAGGTGTAGGTAGTACTACAGGGTAGTAGGTATAGGGGATGGTACTGGTCTATTGGTGTTCAATTGCTCTGAGTTGTGGTCATAGTGCCCCATTGCCAACCTAAGTATTTACATTTCGAATCAAAGAAAAACAAATGGAACTAATACATGGTCCTATACGCCCCACTATAGACCTATACCTATTGCATTATGATTCAATTGAAATCAAATTGAAAATGAAATGAAATCAAAGAGTGAACAATTGAAACTCAGAATGGATCGGTATAAATGTTCATTCGATTTATAGCATTGATGTTGATGATGATGTTTTTTTGAAATTGAACTCTTCACCCCATTGCCAATGATGACCTATACTGTAAAGAATAGAAATAAAGCAAAAAGAAAGGATAGACGAATGGCTATAATTAGAAACTCTACCTATGTCGAATCGGTAGAAATTTACATCAGTTCTAACGAAGACTGGATGACTGACTCAGAAAGTCCTCTCATTACTTCTCTGTTCAAAGCAGCAGAAGTACTGGATAAGAGAACAACAGCATCACTACTAGGTGAGTTCAGACAAATAATGCGAGAACTTCACCGTAGAAAACCAGGTGTACCACTAGCGGAGAAACTGGACGAATTTGACGAAATGATGCTGAATTTCAAGTGATAGTAGTGAACATGGTTGCTTGATTCAGAAAGAATTGAGAAGTATGGAAAGCCTGAATACTTCGACGGAACAGAACCGTACTGCCCTATAGAATGGACTCCTCCGCTTAGTCCTGATGCTCCCAGTGATGGACCTAGAGCACGTCAACTAGCAAGTGCGCTGTTCAAATCAGAGAACGGCAAAGACCTAGTACTTGATCCGTATCAAATAAAACTCATTGATTCAATCCTTGAGTTGTACCCTGACGATTACGAAATAGAGCACCTACGAGGTTGCCTCAGGTTTCGTCAGTCTGTCGTGAGCATCCCTAGACGTAACGGCAAGTCCTTGCTGGCGTCTGTGCTGGTGACCTACTCGATGGTCCTCTCAGAGGCTCCCAACGTAGGTGTTCTTGCTTCGACCAAGGAACAGGCCAAAGAGGTCTTCGACAACACCAAGTACAACTTCGAGAACCACCCTGCATTGAAAGCACGCTTCAAATCAACGCACAGCAAGGGACTCGAGTCCAGACGTGCTGACAAGCCTGCTCACTTCAAAATCCATGCAGGCAACGGTGACGGTCTACAGGGCATCACATTCGTTGGGTTGATCCCTGTGGTCATTGACGAACTGCACATCACCAAGACGGAAGCCTATGACGCTGCTGTCAAGGGTGCATCGACCAACCCATCAGCCACAGTCGTAGGCATCACAACAGCCGGTACAGAAGACTCCGAATTGCTCAAACGTCTATACAAGACAGGGCAATTGGCGATCCGTGGGGGAGAAGACTCCAACGCTCGTTTCGGCTTCTGGCACTGGTACGTCCCTGAGGGTACGGAACTCTTCGACAGAGAAGCACTGATACGTGCCAACCCTGCTGCACAGACCATGCCTCCACGTATCGACATTGACCAGGAAATCCTGGAAGGCAAGCAGAACCCTGCTGGTGACTATGCGGAGTTCCGTAGGTACAGACGCAACGAGTTCATCAACTCTGAGGACATTTGGATTGGCCTGGACGTATGGGCCAAGGGCAACGGTGAAGGCATCCCTGACTGGTACGAGGGCAACAGAGTCTTTGCTATCGACAAGTCGCAGGGCTGGGAATGGGCAACTGTTACTGCTGCTGTCAAAATCGATGACAAGGTTTACACAGAACGAGTATGCCGTATCAATAACCCAAACCTAGAGTACTTAGAACGAGTCTGCTTGGACTTGTATGAGCGCTTCGGTGCTGAGGTATTCATAGCAAACAGTAATGCTCTTAGAGACTTGATCATCAACCTAAGAGAACAGCACAACTTACCTGCTGAGTACTTGACTGAGTTTCAACTATCAAACGCTACAGTCACAACCACTTCGTTGCTAACCAACGATCGCTTGATTCATGGTGCTGACCCTTTGATCAAGTCACAACTACCTAATACGGTGGTAAAAACGTCAGTGGAAGGAGTTAAAGTAAGCATTACACATTCAACCGGTGAAATTGATGCAGTTAGAAGTATGATTATGGCTGTTTATCAAGCAGAGAGAATGGAGCAGTCAGACTTCACGCTAACTGTGTTTTAAATGCTATACTTAATAAGTAATGTCAATTAGAGAGTATTTTGGTTTTGAACCAAAGAAAGAATTAGTTAGTGATAGTGAACTAGAAACTAGAGCGGAACCGAATGGTGACCCTAGTCCAGGTATACTTCCCCCTGCTCGTAATAGCATCAATTCGGTTGATCCTAAAGAAGCAGCACGACTTGGCACTGTATACCGTTCAGTAAACATCATCAGTACGATGATTAGCCAAATGGACCTTAAGGTCTATCGTGATGGTAAGGAAATCAAAACTCCTTACTTAATTCAGAACCCCATTGATGGTGAATCACAGTCATCCTTCGTGCAGCAAGTCGTCTGGTCACTTGCACTGTGGGGCAACTGCTACATCAAGGTCTACGGAGACCCTGTTACGTCAGTGGAGGTACTAGACCCTGACACAGTGACAGTCACCAGAGACCCTGACACCGGCAAGGTTCAGTACTGGATCGGCCCGAAACCGATTGCAACTGAACGTATTCGACACCTCAAGTTCGAACGTCTGCCAGGTTCTCTGTATGGGCATGGACCCCTCACAGGTGCAGCCGGTGAACTCAAGGCTGCTGTGCTTCTAGACAAGTTCCAGCAGACCTGGTTCGACACCACTGGGATTCCTACAGGTCTTCTGTCCACTCCATCAGCATTGAATGCTACTGACTCTGCCCGTTTCGTGACGGCATGGAACGACTTCTTGGATAACAACAGGAGAACAGCCATTCTGCCAGGTGGCATGAAGTACGAGACCATCAGTGCAAAGCCAATCGAACTACAGTACGTCGATGTTGCAGAAGCAAACATTCGTAACATTGCTCGTATTTTCGGTATCCCTGCTTCTAACTTGCTTTCAGCAATTCAGGGTACGTCGATGACTTACACCAACTACGTAGAGTCCAACCTGCAATTCTTGCAGAACACACTCAGTCGCTACATGAACGAAATCGAAGCATTCCTGAGTAGCCTGCTACCACGTAGCCAGAAGGTTGAATTCAACGAAATGCAACTACTTCGTATGGCTCCTGAGAAGGATTGGGCAGTCAAGAAGACCATGTTCGATGTGGGCTACTACGACGGGGCAGAGCAGCGCAAGCAAGAAGGTTTGCCTGCCCTAGAAAAGAAAGAACTACCTAAGCCGGTAGTGGATGAAAATCCAGAAAAGGCTAATTCAAATAAGGACAACCTAGAAAATGGAAATTAGAAACATTGGTTTTGAAGCACGACTAGAGAACGTGGAAACACGAACAGTCTCAGGTCTTGCAGTTCCCTATGGTCAAACCATCGACATTGGTGGATTCCAAGAGCGAGTTGAACGAGGGGCATTCGATACCTCTCAGACAATTCCGTTGCTTTGGGGTCATGATCACAAAGACATTCCTATCGGCAGAGTAACAGCAATGAGAGACACAGAACATGGTCTCGAAATTGATGCAGTACTGAACGATACCGATAAGGGAGAGAACGTCTACCGAGCACTAAAAGCAGGAGACGTTAGTAAGTTCAGTATTGGCTTTATTCCTACACAAAGTAGGAAAGAAGGCGACGTAATCGTACGCGTGAAAGCAGACCTCAAAGAAGTGTCTGTAGTCAACTTTCCCGCATACACAAAGGCAAGTGTTACTTCGGTACGCGAAGCCGAAACTAATTCAAATAAGGAGAATGAAATGACTAACGAAAATGATTATTCTGCTGAGGTATCGGAACTACGCGATGCGGTAGCCGACATGCAGAGAAAGTTCGACAAGGTGTCAGAGCACGACTCTGCACCAGCAGTACAGTACCGCTCAGCAGGTGAGTGGATTAAGGGTCTTGCAAAGGGAGACCAGTCAGCACAGGAGTTTGCTACTCGTGACTTCGCTACTTCTGTAGACGCTGACAATGTTCGTCCAGCGTGGATGAACTCACAACTAAAACTAGTTGAAAAACAGCGTATCGTAAAGGGGCTATTCTCAAGTGCTGCTCTACCTGCATCAGGTAATAGCATTGAATACCCACAGGTGAAGACTGCTACAGGTGAAGTTGCTCAGCAGGCAGCAGAAGGTGACAACCTTGCCTACCTAGAACTAGCAATCGATACCGCTACAGCAGCAGTCAAGACATACGGTGGATACTCTTCACTAAGTCGTCAGGCTATTGAACGCTCAGACATTGCATACCTAGAAACCGTCTTACGTTTCCAGACTCTTGCATACGCCAACGCTACTGAGAAGGCTGTTCAGAATGCACTAGTTGCAACTGCTGCTACTGCCAACTCTGTTGAACTCGGCGGTACTGCTGGTACTGCGAGTGCTGTTCAGTGGATCGAAGCCGTTATTGACGCTAAGGGAGAAATTGACGACAACTCAACTCTTGGGCTTTCTGCTGACTTCATCCTAATTTCAAAGGACGTTCACAAGACAATTGCTCTACTTAAGGATTCCGCAGGTCGCCCTGTCTTTTCTGTTAACTCAGACGGACAGAACACTTGGGGTTCAATGCCTATCAATGGTCGCCTAGTTGGTGTCATTGACGGTACTCCTGTTGTAGTCGGTAAGAACCTTGCAGCCGGAACAGTGATTGTTGCTTCTGCTGATGCACTTGTTTCCTACGAGTCTTCAGGTGCGCCTTTCCGTTTACAGGACGAGAACATTGTCAACCTAACCAAGGACTTCAGCCTCTACGGTTACATGGCAATTGCAACTCCTGACGTCAAGGGTATTACGTTCATCGTGGATGCTGTCTAATCATGGCTCTCTCAGTGGAACAACTGATACAGGCAATCGGGGCTGACATTAACGATGACTTTGAAGAGGTACAACGTACCTTGATTCAGGCTCAATTGATGGTTCAGAACTATGTCTCTGAGAATGTTGTACCACAGGAAATTGTTGACCTGGCTGTGCTTCGTGTCGCACAGGCACTCTGGAATGCTAACCATGTTCCGGCACAGTCAGGCAATAGTTTTTACGAGACAACAGAAGCACCTGCTCCTGTTAATCGTGATCCTATGACTACAGCGTATGTGATTCTTCGTAAGTGGGTATTGCCGTGGTGAACCAACTTACAGAACTCAGAGAAGACATTGCTAACGCATTGAACGAAGCAGGCATACGTGCTGTTGAATTCAATGACACGAAATTAGTTCCTCCAATTGCAGTGATCATTCCTGATGATCAGTACATCGTTACCAGACCAGGTGACCAGTTCGGAGAACTCAGTATAGGTGTTCAGGTTCTGATTCTAGGACCAAGAGCAACAGAAAAGGTTGCTGCAACGGCAATGGATGAGTTGATCGTAGAGGCAGTTCTTGCTTTGAATGACTTCGACATTGTGTCTGTTACAGCACCAGGAGAAGCGACATTGAACAATGTCAATTACTTCGGTTCAATTATTAACATTGAAGTCCAAATAAAACTAAGAAAGGAAGTAAAGTAAATGGCAAATAAGTACAAGGGTAAAAGTCTCAGCATCACTGTAGACGAAATTGAATACAACATGGACCTAACTGCTGTCACTCTTCAGAATGAGGAAGCAGACGATGACGCGACTACATTCGCTGATTTAGCAGGAGGCGGTGCAGTTCAGTGGTTCTTCGAAATGGAAGCAGTCTCTGACTACAACACAGGTTCTCTATGGTCTTTCCTATGGGCAAGTGCAGGAACTAATGACATTGCATTCGTATTCAAGCCTTACGGTAATGCTGCACCAAGTGCAAGTCAGCCACACTTCACAGGAACTCTGAACGTCGGTTCTAAGCCTCCTGTTGGTGGTACTGCTAACGAGGTATTCACCTTCGAAGCGCGTCTTGACGTAAATGGCGAACCAGTTAAGTTGGTTGCGTAACACATGGCTAGAGGTGGAATAAGAGTTGAAGTCAGCGGAGTGGCTCAAGTCATTACGACACTGACCCGTTTCGGCAACAAGGCTTCTGATTTGAAGGCAGCCTTCGGAAGGATTGCAAACAAGGTTAAGTCCGATGCAATCCCTCTTACTCCACACTCTAGCGGTGCACTTGCTCGTTCGATCAGAGCGGGTAAGGCAAGTGGTAGAGCGACTGTTAGAGCGGGTGGAAACTCAAGACGTTCTCACGGTGGTGGTGTGTATGCACCTATCGCTCACTACGGTAAGTACACCCATAGACAAAAGGGTGAAAGAAAGTTCTTGACTACTGCTGCATACAAGAACCAAGACTATGCAGTACGCGAACTGTCAAACGAAATTCAAGGTATAATTAACAGAATGGGAATAGGCGGAAAAGAACTTATTTAAGTCTATTTCTAAATACATTTTATAGGAGAAAACAATAATGGCTACAAAGAAAGCGAATCAGAACAAAATTCAGTCTATGAAGGCAGCGGAACTGTCCAAGGCTGAGAAGACAGCAGGGCTAAGCCTTGCAACACTAGAGGACCCAAACTATCCAAAGGCAGACCTTTTAATTGCTCTTGGTTGGGTTATTGCGTTACGCACTGACAAGACACTCACGTTCGAGCAGTACGGCGAGACTCGCACAATGGAAGAAATCACCGACGAACTAGGTATTGCGGAGTAATCGGAATGGCTGCATCCTTTCCGTCATACGATGAGCAGGACTTGCTTAACGATGTAATCATGCAACAGGCAAAGGACAAAGCGTCCTTCTGCCTGGCTACAGGTGTGCAGCCTTCTGAGTACGACGAACTTACTCAAATCGAAATTAATGCCTTCATCGCAGAAGCGAATCGAAGAGCAAAGAAAGGGGCGTAAAAGCAAATAGCCGGTAACACAATCGTTGTTAGCATTCTAGGTAATAACCAAGGACTTAACAGAGCGATCAGAAACGCCAACAGAGACATTGCTTCTCTGAACAACATGGCAAACACAGGTATCAAGGGCATCGTTGGTCTTGGTGTCGCAATGACAGCAATGGGTGCAGCCGGTGTTGCTGCCGGTGCTGTTGCTGCTGCTGCCGTAGGTGGCATGACTGCTGCAATCGGTGGTGGTCTTATTTACTTCGCTGCTAAGAACCAGGAAGTCAAGGACTCGTTCACAGGTCTCAAAGACCATGTGACTACCACAATGTCCAACTTGACTGCTCCTTTGACAGAACCTCTTAAGCAGTTCGCCCAACAGAGCAAGGGTGCATTCGATGCACTAGGCCCAAGCATCAGCAACATAGTTGGACTGCTTGGCCCCATGATCACACAAATTGGGGAGAAACTTACTCCTCTTGCTCAGCGTCTAGGCCCAATGCTCGAATCAGCATTCAGTTCAGGTCAAGGTCCACTCATGGCATTGATTGATGGACTGAACCCTGTCATCGACGGTTTCAAGGGATTCTTCGATGCACTGAACAAGCCTGAAGTGGCAGAGTTCGTTCGTCTGTTCATGGAGGAAATCGGGCAACTGTTACCACTCATTGGTCAACTGCTTGCTGACTTGACCCCAATTGGTAACGAGTCACTGCCGATGATCAGCGATGCGTTCTCGTCAGTCTCAGACGTGATCACAGGAATCCTGGTACCAGCCTTTGCTGCTATCGGTGGATTCCTCTCTGAGCATCCAGGACTAGTAAACGCTCTGGCTATTGCCTTCATTGCGTTCAAGGTTGCAACTGTAGGTGCTGGTATCGCAATGGCAGTGTTCGAAGGAATCATGACCGTAGCCAAGGTTGCTATGGGTCTTTACACCGCTGCTCAGTGGCTAGCCAATGCGTCCCTGTATGGATTCCCCTTGGTATGGATCATTGCAGCAGTACTTGCTGTAATTGCAATCATTGTTCTACTCATTGCCAATTGGGATCATGTGACAGCATTCCTGTCTACCTGCTGGGAGTGGATCAAACAGACTGCAATTACCGTCTGGAACGCAATCAGAGACTTCTTTGTTAACCTTTGGAACAGCATCAAGGACAAGGCTGTAGAAATTTTCAATGGCATCAAAGAATGGATCGGCAACACTTGGAATTCGATCAAGGAGACTGCTAGCAACGTATGGAACTCTATCAAGGAAACCATCAGCAATGCTTGGAACAACATCACGAATACCGTTCTCAGCAAACTGGTTGAACTCAAGAACTGGGTAGTCAACAAGTTCAATGAAATTATTGGCTTCATTACCGGCTTGCCAGGTCGTTTCGTTCAAATGGGACGTGACCTTATTCAGGGCCTTATCAATGGTGCTGGTGCTATGGCTGGTGCTCTTGTAGGTAAGGTTCGAGACCTTGCATCAAGTGCGATCAATGCTATCAAGAGTGTCTTCGGTATCGGTTCACCTTCTAAAGTCTTCCGTCAAATCGGTGTGTGGACTGGTGAAGGTCTAGTGCTTGGTTTCGGTGATGAGCAAAAGCATGTTGCTCAGGCAGTAGAAGCACTTGGTGATGCTGGATTAAATGTACTCAGCGATAAGCCATTCTTCAAGGCTGGTCTGTCATTCGGTGAACAACTAGCAGAAGGTATTCAAGCAGCCGGTTCTCAGGTAAGTAGAGCATCAGCAGGACTTTCAGGTTTAGTCAGTGCAGGTGTTGGAGGTATGGATGCTCGTCTACAACTGGATGCTGCCGTACTGACTAATGCCGGTGGAGGAAACACCTTCCAGGTATCAGTACAGGCAGGTATCAGTTCACCTGAGGAAACAGGTAGAGCAGTCGTAGAGGCTATTAACAAATTTGAACAACTTAACGGTACAAGGTGGAGAGACTCATGATAGGTGGAAAACTTGAGAACGGAGACGTTCTAGTAGAAGTAGAACTAGAGAAGACTTACAACATTGCTCCTCAGGTCAGACCAGGGCAGGAGTTCGTTGCACGTCTGAACTCTGGTGGTCTGTCCTATGGAGGGTACAACCCTTATGCGATCCCTGGAACTGCTAGCCGTCGCTTGTATCCACCTTGGAACAAGACTGGTCCTGATGGTTCCGGCAACTACAAGTACGACTTGAATAACGTGTTCATGCCTAAGAAGGTTATCGGTCTACAGTTGCCAACTACTCGTACTGGAACACCAGGTAAGTATTACAGCGCAACCATGAACATCAGTACATACGTTACGGCTATGCCTGGTGCGTTTGACTACGTGAATGCACCACCAGCGCGTATGAACTTGTATGCATCCAACGGAACAGAAGCACAAGACGTTCTCATTGCTCGTAGTGATGACATTAAACCACCAAAGGCAGGTAACTCGACTTGGCCTTTCCATCCTGGCAAACGAGACTCACAGGTGATCCTCAATCCTGTTGCTGCTATGCCAGTGGGTAAGGTCTACTTCCGTTTCGAAATTGAACACGATTACGATTGGACTGCTAACAAGACTATTTACCTACCTTCAAACTACTACGGTAGTGGTAATCCGTTACCTCCACAGTTGGGCTTCTGGGACGTTGAATTTGGTACCAGTGCTTTGTACGAGGAAGACGTTACTGCTCAGTCATGGGTTAGTCCAACTGGCAGCGCTACTAAGTATGATTGGAAGAAGGAACGAGTAACCACAGTCGCAGCAGGCATCAGAGCCGTAGTGCCTATCCCTGATGATGCTTTGATGAGAACCAAGGGTGGACGTTTCAGTTTCTATACTGATCAAGCGACTGCCTTCACTGTAACGATGACAGGTGGAAGTACTAGTTACACAAGTCCATCACAGACAGGACCAGGATGGGTTCGACTTACGAACATTCCTGCAACGGTATTCAGTGCCAGCACTGTGACTGTTACGGTAAACGCTACTTCAATGGAAAAGCCACAGTTGTACGCGAACATACCTTGGACTGATACAGACGGGTACAATTACTACTCATACGAAGACCTAGTTGGTGGTGTCTCAGAAATCAGTATCGGACGCTACGACTCTGCTATCAGTACATGTAACGTAACCCTACGCGATGACTCAGGCATAGACGTAAACGACAAGTTTGCACCAGGCAAGAGACTTCGTATTCGTTCGAACACGTCACCAGGTGTGTACGAGTCGGACTACCACGGTGTCGCTGCTTGTCTTGCATCGACTGTTTTCGTGGGCAGTATTCACAACAGAACTGCGACCTACCCCAACGGTGCTAGACCTGAAATCAAGGTACTTGCTACCAACCATTACTCTGTCTTGCTTGAGAAGAAGGGCTATGCCTTCAAGTCGCTAGAGAACTATGACCGTATGTTGCCGTACCTAGGGCTGACGACCATCGTGGATGCAAGTATCACGTTCCCTAAGTCCAATGACCCTAACCAGTCCATTACTGGCTTCGATGACTACAACGGACTATGGAGGCTCAAGGATGACTCAAACAACATGACAGTGTTGGACGCTCTGATGCTTACACGCAACAGTCAGTTCGGTTACGTCTGGTTCGACAGGTTCAATCGAATCAATTGCAGGTCGACTCCTCCATCAAGAACCATCGTGTTCAACGATTTGAATCCGGGGCCAGGAGAGTTCTCGTACTCAAGTATTGACCTGCACTATGGTACTGACAACATCATCAACTACATCAACCTAACTGCTTACGAACACGTAACTAGTGTTGGTGATGACTTGCTGATCAGTAACAACATTACCAAGGAAGAACTTGCTATCAGTTCTCCTGAGTCTGTTCGTAAGAATCGTAAAGCAGAGTACAAACTCGAAATGTTCAAGAACGTATCGTATGAAGACGTAGAGACGAAAATCCTTGACAAGTACAAGGACCCTGTTATCACTGCCAATACGTTACGACTGCCTGTGAAGGCTATTGAAGACCTTGCGCTAGTCAGTAGGTTTGATGTTTACGAAACCATCACTGTCAAGTATCAGGATAAGTTGGATGATGCTTACAGGATTCACAGCGTCAAGCACTCTATCAAGCCAGGGGAGACTTGGATTACTGAACTTGGTTTCGGCTTATCGCATGACTCAGTACTTTGGTAA